AAACCCGGGGCGTATTCACACGGCGCGATGTCTACGGAATCGAGTTCGCGCAGACGAGCCGCAAGTATCCCTTCGGCGTGTTCTCGGAAGAAGTGCTGGCGGTCAAGACTCCGAACATCCTGGCCTACATCAAGGGCATTGGGCCGTACGGTCAGGCAGCGCAGTTCTAAACGGGCTAGGGACCGCGCAGCAACCGGCGCGGCGTGGTTCCTACGCCGGGCGGCCTGACAGGGCTTCCCGGCAAACCTTTTAAGCCGAGAGACGGCCGGAATGTCCCACGGCGGAGCATATCGGCCCAGGATGGGCGTCATTCACAGTGGCGCCCTTCCGACCTAAGAGGGCCTGATGGCAGCCAATCCGATCGATCTGACGACCGTGGCACTTGTGAACGACTGGCTGAATCAGACGTCGGGCACGGATGCGGCGCTTATCCAGTCAGCCATTACCGCCTTTTCGCAGTTCGTGCTGACCTATACAGGGCGGACGAATCTCAACTCCGTTGCCAATTATCCCGAAGTTTATTCTGGCAACGGAAGCGAGATTCTCTTCGTGCGCAACTACCCGGTTACTGCCGTTTCCTCGCTTGCGATCGATGGCGTTCCGATTCCTCAGTCGCCCGGCGTCAACCAGGTGGGCTGGGTCATCGATACCTCTGGTTCGCAGGCAGCGATTGCTTTGCGGGGCGGAAGTCGAAACACAGTCGCTTACAGTCAGTGGTCACCGGGCCAGTGGGGCGGCAACGGTAACGCGCCTCCACTCGGGCAACGGAATCTCGTCTTCAACGAAGGCATCATGAACGTCGAGATTTCCTACTCGGCAGGCTATGCGACCACACCTTACGATCTGCAGCAGGCTGCCACGCAGCTGGTAGCGGCGAAGTACCGTTCGCGACAGTGGATTGAGCAGACCTCGCAGATGCAGCCGAACGTGGGCACGACGGCTTATTCGAAACTGGCCATCCCGGCGGATGTGCAGGAAATCATCGATCGCTACCGGACCAGGTTCATCGCATGAGCTTCGTTAACCTCAATGTCGAGTACGAAGGGGCGCTGGCCAACCTCAGATCGAAGAAGCGGCTGCTCGAGGAAGCCTTGCTCGCGACCGTGCAGGATCTCGGGGCGCAACTTCTGACCCTCGTCCAGGGCAATCTCTCGGGTGCCGTCCTTCAAAGCCAAACCGGCGTGCTTCTCTCGGCGGTGGAGCAGCAGGCGGCAGCGTTCGTCGAGAGCGTCTGCCAGACCTCAGTCGGCATCGCAGATGACTCGCCTGAGTGGATTATCGGCATGACGCACGAGTACGGCGGAACCGGCTGGTACGACATCTACCCCATCAACGGAAAAGCGCTTGCGTTCATGGGGCAGGCCGGGGAAACGGTCTTTGCGCGGCATGTGAACCATCCGCCCGCGGCAGAAAGATCATGGCTGCGCTCGGCGCTTGCCGACATCGAGGCGATTGCGGTTGAAGAGATCAAGACCACGATTGCGGAGGTGATGGCGGCATGACCTCGTCGGAGACCATTTTCCAAAACCTCTTTTCGCTGCTCTCGCAGACGCAGCAGCTGACGAACGGCGTGCCCAACGGTAATCCAATGTTCGTTACCACAGCGCGCAGGCTGCCTCAAGTCTCACAGGTCGGCCAGGCGATCCAACCGGCGCTCTACATGCTCGAGGGCGAAGAGGACGTGGAGGAACATGCCCTTGCCTTGGCAAAGTATGAGATCCACTGTGCGGCCGTCTGCTTCTTCCGCAACACCGGAGGCCCGAACGAAGTGGTTTCAACGCAAATGAACGGCCTCAGAGACGCGGTGATTTTCCAGATGCAGCAGCGGACGCTGGATTTAGATGGCGTGACGGTCGTACCGATGGCAGGAGGACTCAAGCAGACTCTAGGGCAAGTGGTGTACCACGCGCGCATCAAGGGGCGCATTTTGAAGAACGAAGGCCTCCAAAATAATCAGGGTGCTATAGTTTTCCCGATATCCATTCTTTCGGGCATGTAGGGGCTGTGAACCCCGCCAAGTTTCGATCCGCCGAATTAACGCAAGGGAGCAACACGTATGTCCATCCTTCAAGGCTTGCAATTCGGCAGCGGAATCCTACTGGCCTCGCCTCAGTCCACTTCGGGCAATCCCGCCCCCAATCCCACGCCTTTGACGGTGGGCGTGATCCAGAATTGCAAAGTATCCTTCGGCGCCGAAATCAAGACGCTCTTCGGGCAGAATCAATGGCCTGTAGACTCGGCAGTCGGCAAGCGGACCATCAAGGGCAGCTTCGAATTTGCCCAGATGTCGAACATCCTGCTCTCGCAGTTGTTTACCGGTGACTCGGTTGCTGCGGGCATCGTCGAAGTGGCCGGCAACGGCAACGGCGAAGCGCACACCATTCCCGGCACACCCTACCAGGTTGTTTTGACGCCTCCGAGTTCGGGCACATTTCTTGCCGACCTGGGCGTGACATTCTCAGCAAGTTCGGTGCCAATGACCAAAGTTCCTCTGGCGACTACGCCCACGACAGGGCAGTATCACGTTGACCCGGCGACCGGAACCTACACCTTCGCAGCCGCGGATACCACGCTCGGCGTGACCATCTCCTACAGCTACACGATTGCAGCGACCGGGACGACCCTGACGGCAGCCAATCACCCGATGGGCTATGGGCCGGTGCTGGGATTGAATGTCGTGTTCCCATACGAGGCGGGCGGCGGCAACAATGCCATCGGGTTCTATTTCCCGAACGTGCGCCTCGGCAAGATCGATCTGACCACGAAACTTGACGACTACACCATGATGACGACCGATTTTGAGGCGTTCGCGGGTGCAGGCGGCGTGCCGTTCCAAAGCTTCCAAGCGTGGTGAGTTGCGCTGAATAGTTAAACACGAATCTCGAATGTAGCTTCGTGGAACATTGAAAGGGGTTATTCCGCCGATGAAGCAAACCGTCAACTACGAAGGCCAGGAGTTCGAACTGGCCACGATCACAGTGGGGGCGATGGAAACCATCGTTCTCGACGACAAGAAGGGCCGCAAATTCAATATCGCCATGATTGCGGCCTCATTGCTTTCAGCAGGCGATACCGAACACGGAACCGAAGACTGGGTGCGCTCCCTCCCGGTCTTCTCACCCGAGGAAACCGATCCGCCTTTTATGGAGTTCCTTGCCGCTGCGAACAAGGTCAACGGCTTCAAACCGAAGCCGCAGATCGTGGGGGAAAACGAGCCGGCGGCACCGGCGGCGTAGAACTCGATTACATCTTTGGGAGTTTGGCGCGATGGTACGGGATCACTCCAGACCGGGCACGGCTGATGCCTCTCTCGGATTTCTGGATGCTCGAGCAGTTCACCTTGCGCCATCCTCCCGCCGATCTGCTGGTTGCCTCCTATATCGGATATCAGCAGGAAGGCAAAGCCAACCGCAAGCGGGCAGTGCGCGAGAATGCCACGGCGATCGCGAACATTCCCGCCAAGATGCTCCAAATGAAGCCAATCGAGCAGATGCCGGAATTCCTACGCAACACAGAAATGCTCGAAGTGATGAACAAAGTGAAGGCAGATTGGAGCGCCCATGGCTAACGAACTCCAGGTAAGAATTTCAGCTGAAACGGCTGGCCTCGAAGCCGGGCTTTCGCGCGCAACTTCTGCGGTCGAGTCTTCCGCGCAGTCCATGAAGGAAGCGCAGACGGCGGCTGCAGCAGCGGCGCAGAACTATGCCGATACGCTGGCAGCCCTGAATGTCGTGGCGAGCGGCACAGGCCCCGGACAGGCTGCGGCTGCAGCTGAGATTGCGGCAACCAAGACAGCGGCGGACCAGGCTGCGGCTGCACTTGAAAAGCTGAACATCGCCAAACTGCGCTCTTCGAATTCATGGAACCGGGAGATGGCGGAAGCCAACCGCGCGGCTGAGGCAGAGGCTGAGGCGGCGAGGGCGATGGAATTGGCTGCGCTCAGGGCCGATATTCTTTCGCGGGCCAATGAGCAACTGGCGGTCACCAACGAGGTTGTCTCTGCGACGACGGGGCATGTACGCGGGAGCATGGTGGCCGCGGCGGGCGCGGCAGGGATTCTCGAAGGCCGAATCCCCATGCGGGCGATGGAACGCTTTCTGGCGAGCATCCCGGCTGTATCGGCGGCGCTTCAGGTAGCTTTTCCAGTCATCGGCGCGATTGCGCTCGGTGAAGTGCTTGTGCAGATGGTCGAGCACGCGCACGAGCTTTACGAGAAGTTCATCGACCTTTCGGCAGCCGACGACAAATTGCTTTCCGACTTCCAGAAGATGAAGGAAGCCGACCTTCTCAATGTCCACTCCATTGAAACGGCGAAGCAGCGGCTGGACGAGACAACGCAATCGGCAGAGAAACTGCGCACAGTCGCGCAGGGACTGCACGAAGTTGGACTCAAGGGAATATTTGGCGACCTGGTATCGGGAAACCTTGGCGCGGCCGGAATGGATGTGGGCTTCCTGGTGTCGGGCAAGAAAGCAGCCGATGCATCGACGGAGGCTAGAGAAAATTCCATCAAGCTTTCCCTCCTTGAGTTGAAGCAGGAGCATGAGCTCGCCGTCGCGAAGATTGAAACGGCGCACGCCGGGGATGGATCGCTTTCGCAGGCTCAACAACTGGTGGCTGCCAAGGCCAAGGAACTGGCGCTAATCAAGGAGGGCCAGAGTTACGAACGCAAGGAAGAGCGCGCGCTCGGAAACACGTCCCCCAGGGATGCCGGAAACGATCTTGCGGTCCAGAGATTGCTGCAGGCCAGCGCTAAAGAGAATGTCGGGCTCGCGGCACTGAGGGCAAAGTATGCGGGCGAAATCGCCAAAGCTGAAATCGATGTGCAGCACGCGGCGGATTCTGAACTTGGGCCGGTAGAGCGCATTACCGCTGAACTGCAAAAGCAGCTTTCACTCCATGCCCAGGCTGCAGAGGCATCGCGGTCCGGACTTCCCGCTGAAGATCAACGCCTCAAGCAATTGCAGGATGAGGCCTCGACACAAAAGGCGATCGCTGAAATCAACGCGGCAGGCCATGACGAGTTGATGAAGACCTTCGACGTTGAAATGAAGGCGCAGGATGAGGGGCGGAAACAGGCTGAGGAAGCCCAGAAGCGCGCTGCCGAGGAATTCAAAAAGGACCAGGCCGAACATATCGCCCTCGTCAAGGAATCAGCCCAGGCGACGATTCAGGCGGCGCAGGAGACGTTCACCTTTACCCAGCGGCAGATTGAGTTTGAGACGCAGCTGGGGCTGATTACGGTCCGGACCGCACAGGCGCGGCTCCTGGCTGCCTCGCAATTGAAGCAGACAGAAACAACCGGAGCGCTCAAGAAGGAACAGGCGCTTTTCGATCCAAACCTTGGCAACAAAGAGTTTCAGGAGTACACCCAACTCCAGCATCGGATGACGCAGGAGGCCCAGAAGGGCGCGCTCGAACGCGAGCAGATCACCCAGAAGGAAACGCTCCGCATCATCGAGCAGTACCGCAAGGTAGCCATTGAGTTTAACCATGGCTTCACGCAGGCCATCAATGGCTGGATTACCGGCTCTCAGACGGCATCGCAGGCTTTCGCGCGCATGTTTGGCGAGATGGAACTGCAGCTGATTGATTTTGTGGCCGAGTGGCTGCTCAAAAAAGCCGAGATGTGGGTTCTCGATCACGCTTTGCAGATTTCAGGCGTTGCTGCGCAGAAAACGGTGCAGGCGACAGCGAACGTGGGCACCGTCATGGGGGATGCCGGTGTCGCGTTCGCAGGAACCATGGCCTATTACTCGGCCATCAACCCGCCGGCTGCTCCTGCTCTAGCTTCGGCGGCTTACGCGACGACGCTTGCTGGAGGCCTCACGGCTCAAGCTTTTGAGTTGGGTGGTGTCGTGGCTGGATCCGCCGGCGCACCGGTGCCGATCATCGCCCATGCTGGCGAGCGCGTGCTCAATCAATCTGAGACGGCCATGTTCCATTCGCTCGTCAATTCGCAGACTTCGACCTCGTCTAACAGCCGAGTCGTTAATATGGGAGGCATTACACAGAACCTGGCCGGGGCGCGGGCTACGCCGAGAGAGATTTCCTCGGCCACAGAAGACGCTCTGCGCCGCGGCATGTTGAAAGGCGGCTGGTAGTGTCTCTTCCGATTTTCCCAGTGTTGCCGGGCCTCACCTGGCCGGTGCCCAAATCGAGCGAGTTCAATACCATTCAGCAGAACTCGCCCAACTTCATGCAGACCTCGGTCGTGCAAGCACAGAACCCGCGCTGGCACTGGGAACTACTCTTCGATGTTTTGCGACAAAACCTCGCGCAGAACTTTAACGAATATCAACAGCTTCAGGGATTCATCCTTTCGCTCTACGGCGGGGCGCTCGACTTCCTGTTCTCCGATCCCAGCGACAACTCGGTAGGGCCTGCCATCCTTCTTGGCGTGCCAAATCCAGCAGCGGAATTGCAGGTATGGAACGATGGCGCAGGCAACTACTTCTCGCCCGTCCAGCGCAATATGGGCGGTTTCTACGAGGACATTCCCGACCTCAATGGCGGCATCACCGTCTATGCGAACGGGACGTTAGCCACAGTCGGGACCGGCGCGGGGCAGTATCAATTGCTCGGGCCCGGGCTCGCGATTCCTGGCTTCTCGACGCTGGGCATGTATCTGGCCTGGGGCGCCTCGACGGCTCCCGCATCGCCGGTGACGGCTCAATTCAACTTCTACTTCCGCTGCAAGATGGAATCTGACCTCCAAACCTTCGATCAGTTTTTGAATACGATGTGGACGGTCGGCGGCAGCGAAGCTTTCTCGTCGGTATCTTTGAAATTCATGAGCTCTAGAATTCCGGAGATTTAGATGACTGACATTACGCCAAGGGAACGGGCTGTTGCGCGATGCATGTTGCATGGATGGGACAACCGCAGAATCGCGCACGAATTAGGCATGAGCAAGGTGATGGTGAAAAGGCGGATCACGAGCGTGCTCAATGCGACCGGCGCAGAAAACCGTCTTGAGGCCGTGCTCCATATCCTGTCGAAGCCGAGCGCTCTGGCCTATGTGATGGAGCTGCCGCCCTTATGAAGCAATTCCTGAGCGGCAGCGGAGTCGATACGACGGCAACCGTGCTGGCCGCGCTCAAAGCCAATAACTTCGTCTTTCCTGCCGACCTGATCCTAATTGGTGAGGCCGACGATCCGCGTTCGCTGTGGCTGACAAACTGGGAAACGCCGCTTGCATGGCCTCTCTGGGGCACGTTCCGTTCAACCAACATTCGCCGCGACAAGATCACGTCCAAAATCGGCCTCGAATCAAACGCGCTCTCGCTTCTTTGGTCGCCGCTCAATCAGAGCATTACCTCGTCACTTGGCACGGCTTCCGCATATCAGCTGGCACGCCTGGGCGTCTTCGATAACTGGCGCGTGCGGATCTGGAGAACCTACATGCCGACGCCGGGCGATGCAAATACGTGGGGCGCGGCTGAGTGGTTTGCCGGCTGGATTGGAGACGTCAAGGTCGAAACTGGCCTCATCACCTTTCAGGTCAACGATTATCTCTACTGCCTCAACCAGAAAGTGCCGACGGCGGTCATTGAATCGACCAATACGCTGGCCAGCTATTCAGGCGGCGTTCCGCCTCCAGACTTCTCGGTAATGCCGCAGTTCAATGTGATCGTCGGGGCAGGCACTTCGCCGACGGTGCTCTATGCCGACCAAATCTCGCCGAATTCGATGAGCGTGCCTCATACCGACACGCTGAACAATGGCTACGTCGTCTTCAACGGCGGCGCCGGAGCTACGCTGCGAGGCCAATATGCTCTGATCGCGCGCAACCTCGGCTGGCTGGACGGCGGAGGGCACAATCACACTGAGATTCAGTTGTATGGCGGTTTGCCCTGGGCGCCGACGCCCGGCGTGGATACGTTTTATGTGAGCGCGCAGGCTCCTATCAATCAGGCCGATGCCAATTACCAGGGATTTCCGTACGTTCCGGCTCCGGAGACAGCGGCATGATGGACCCGAAAACAGCAGAATTGCTGGCGCGTACATGGAAAGATACCCCCTACGTGCGCGGCGGTCGCATCAAAGGCGCGGGCATCGACTGCGGAACGCTTCTTGCGGAGCATCTGATCGGCATCGGCAACTGCACAACTGAGGAAATGGATCAGGTCGTGCACGATCTGGGCTTCCTCTCCAATGACTGGTTTTGCCATGCCACGGTCGAGAAATACCGCAAGGTTTTAGAGCACTTCGCTCCACTCTCGTGGGAGGGAATCTGCCGCGGCGTCTATCCGGAGATGCCTGGATGTATCGCGCTTTTCCGCGTCGTCAAAACCGATCTTTATAATCACGGTGCGATTCTTCTCTCGAAAGGCCGGGCGATGCACGCGGTTTATCCCAAGGTGACGGAGATGCGCCCGACGCTGCACCCCATGACCGCCTTCCGCGAGATGGCGATCTTCGATCCCTGGGGGCGGAAATGATTGGCGGCAAGAATCAGGCAGCGCAGAGGCCAACTGCCCTCGGGAGCATGCTGCAGGCCTCGACCTATGGCCTGACCATCCAGCTTCCGTACGGTCGCTGCCAGTCGCCCTTGTACGCGATCTGGGCCGCACATCTCAGGCAGGGAGGAAGCACCAAGAAGTTCAAGCAACTCAAAAAGGGCGTGACCTCGTACGTTGAAAACATCGACTTCCTGCTCGGCAAAAACCCGATTCAGGGCGTGCTGCAGATGTGGAACAACGGCGCGCTCTATCCGCTCAATGACGAGGTTTACACGACCACAGCCACGGCGGGCAGCGCAGGCGTCTTCACCGTTCCCGATGTGAACTTCTACGCGATCATCGGCGTGACGCTCGAGGTTGCCTACTCGGAAACCTTCAACGATTATGGTGCGGTCGGGCCGGTCACGCTTGCGGGATCTTATGAAGTTCCGCTCTGGAATCAGCTTTTTGCCGGGCCGGATCCGACCGCGTCCTCAGATCCGCGCAACTGGCCCTATTGCTACCGCTGGGAACCGAGTTATGGGGCAACGATCCATATCGATCAGTTGCAATATGGAGCGCTTCCGACCGGGACGCTGCGCATCTACTACTCGCAGCTTTCAAACGCAACGAATCCCCGTCAGGCGCCTCTGCACCGGCTCAGACTGAGCTTTGAGAACATGCTGGGCTCAGGAGATGAGTACACCGATTTCACTGCGCAGCAGATCATTTATCCGCACTATGCCGGATGCGGCTCGAAAGACATCGACCTTGGCGCCATGGGCACGATTCCGGCATTAAAGGCCGAAGTGCAGGGCAAATGGGGATACACGGCCCAAGGGGATGCAGACTTCGTCGACATCATCGAAGACGTCGTGAAATCCGGCATTACCCAGGCAGCTTTGGGGGGCGCAGTCAACTTCGGCGCCACTGAGCATGGAACTGGAAGCTACGACCTGCCCGGCACGATCCAGAAGAAACTGGCGACTTCGAACAATGCGAGCGGCCTGCCGCCGATGCTCTACAACATGCCGAATACGACCGGGAACATTCTTGTCGTGGCAGCCACCGGGCAGGGCGTGCTTTCGATTTCGAGCAGCAATGCTGAAACGTGGACGCCGGTATTTTCAGGCACCCCGGCATATCAGGTGTGGTGGGCGACGGCGGTAGGCGGACAGAACACGGTCACGGTAAGCGGTGCCGGGCAGCCCTCTGAGATTTGCATCATGGAAGTGGGCGGCGTAGGGAGAACGACGTCGACACCCAGCCTGATTCTTGGAGCAGCGGTCAACGCCGTCGGAACGGTGAACAAATCGGCATCGTGCGGGCTATGCCTCCCCTACGGAGGTGGCGTCATCTGGGAAACCTTCACGATGATGTCGGCGCTGCCGTCTGACGCGGTGATCACGGCGATTTATCCGGTGCTCGTTTGCGATTACGTTGCGGATGCCATGGGACCTCAGTATCAGACGGGGCCTGGGCTC